CTAAGAAATTATTTTCTTTATTAGTCAGTTGACTACCTACTTTAAGTGTTACCTCTTCAGTTAAATTGCCCACAAAATTTTCAATAAACTTTTTAATTTCTAGAAAATCTTGCTTAACTACATTTGGACAAGTTTGAGTTGTAAATTCAACAACAAACTTTTTAGGTTTATTTTTGTCCATTATTGTACCTCCTTCATTACTCGATCGATATACTTCTTCTCAGCATTTCTTGCATCAACTTCCCAAGGCAAGTCCATATATTTTTTATGGTTTTGAGATGGTTTATACTTACGAATTGAAGTCTCTACTTTTTGAGATTCAACATCAGATATAAGACCTTTTTTATCTCTTTCTTTTTTAGTTGTTTTCCATTCAGTCCAAACTTGATAATTTTTCTTTTTTGGATCGAACTTCAACATTCCAGTCTCATATTGTAACGCGTGTTGACACTCGTGTATGATAGTTGAAACGATACTTTTGATGTTCTTTGAACGAATATCAATCGCAACTTCTTTTCTACCATCAGCATAGAATCCAATAGTATTTCCTCTAATATTTCTAATAAAGAAATTTAACTTATCAGATTTAAGACCCATTATTTTCTTAGTTACATCATAAGCTTTAATGAAAGTATCTATATTTTTAAAATAGAACTCTCTTAAGTTTTTAAAGTCACGATTAACTGAACCAGTAACAAATAAGTCCTTTCGATCTTCCTTAATTGGTACATACTTAGGCATTTTTACTCCTTTTGTTTTTAGTTTTACTTAAGGTATTCTCAAGCAGATTTATCAATTAAATAAATCTCAAAGCGCACTTTGAAATGCGCTTTAAGTCTTATTTAATTGATTTCCTCTAGTTCTTCGATTTCTGTGTCAGAGTGAGTGACGTCATAACCCTCCCACTTATCATCTTTTAAGTTGTCATAAGCTTCATCTTCACTTGATGCTTTTACTATTTGATAATCTGTAACTGTTTCAGTTCTCAATATTTTGTAAGTTTTTATTTTTGGCTTAAAATTTTCAGGAACATCATAATATTCTTGAACGATTTGCTCACCAATAATAAAAGTATACATATTGACAACTTTTTCAGGTTCAGAAAAGTCAGTTGTAACTTTTCCAAAGTTGTTATTTTCATAATCTTTAATAATATTAATTATATTGAAAGCTTGATCTCCCAACCACTCTCGTGCTTTTTCTCTTCCGATTAAGTAATAATCATTGTTAAAGATTTCTTGATGCAAATCTTCATGGTGATCTTTTACAAATTCTTGATGATTTTCATCATGTATAAAATCAATAAAATGTGATCTGATTTCTTCGTATTTGTACTGTATGCTCATTTTTTACCTTTCGTTAGTTTGTTTCGATAATGTAATTAATACATAAGTGAATACTTAATCGAACCCATTAAACGAGGCAAAGTTGTCACAGCCTAGTTCTTTATGATTATTCTAAAGAAGCTTTTAACGATGCTTTTAAATTAATTTATTTTAAGATTTATTTATGAAAGGTAAAAATCAAGAGTTGTTAATGTTGTATTATGACTTTTATAATTTGATTAATAATAATCAAAAATACAAATTCATATTAAATAATATTAACAATAATACATTTAAAATTAATTGGTCCAATTTATTAAAGTTATATAAATAATAAAAAAGACAATAATTTTATCCATACATCACATCACAAAGGAACAACCAAGTTGATCTCTGTGTCTCTCTGTAAGTCTTATTTTGTCACTTTTGGTCCATTTTAAGCTTTTAGTCTTATTTTGAAATAATTTGAAATGATTTGAAATATTGATTTGAGTTGATTTGAAGTGATCTGAATGATCGAACTTGAATTGATTTGAAGTGAGCTTTGAGTTTGTTTTGAGTTCATAACAATAATGAGTTTAAAAAAATAGAAAAGACCATACGAGAAGAGCAAGCACAAACAAACAAAATTCGTTTAAGGTACGAATAACAAGATCAATAGAGTTCATATCCATTGCAAATGTAGAGTAGTCAATAACAATAAGCACTTTAAGTCACAAATAAAGTGACTACGCGTGAAATAAAGTATACACACACCACCAGAAATAATGATGGGGACACGTGGGCGCGGGGTACATCGATAACCCTCTCATATTTTTCTACCAAATATTGACTAGTTAAGCTGAGCCAGCAGCCACTCTTTCAAGTTACTACGAGTCCATATCTCAGTCCATATATTTGCATAAGCTGTAACTCTAATTTCTTCATCAGCTTCTTCTAATGAGCAAGTATATTCGACATGATGGTTGAGCTCGTGCATCACTAAGTTCAAAGCTACGGGTCCACCTTTTTCAATGATAGTCTTATCTAAGTAAATGATAGCTGGTGGTCCTGCAACATAACTACCTAATTGCTCACCTACATTACTTGATAGTATAGTATCTAACTGTATAAATTCTATAGTCTGATAACCTATAGTAGTTGATTGTGGTAGTGCTGCTGCTGTATTACTCATAGTTTCTTAGTGTTCCTCTTAGTTACTTATAGTTACTCTTAGTATATACTTAGTATTTGACTCACAGGCATCGTACCGATACGTGTACCTATTAATTACATAGCTTTAGAGCATCAAATCCACTCATGTATAGGTTTTATCACGTCTGGTGTTTGTTGTCTCTCTAGTGCTCTCTAAGAGCGTTCTAGAGCTATTAAATCCACGTTCCTTTGTTAGGTCTTGAACCTATAGCTGACTCCATAAAATTATCGAGTTCTATAGCTAATCTTTCGTCTTTAGCCTCTCGTTCTGCAAGTATAACATCTTGTCCTAAATAATTGGTCCAGTATGACACAGCCATTGCTAGTACATCAATTAAGTCATCATGTTTTAAACACGATCTATCTCTAGTTAATCTACTCATTTGATAGAATAGCTGATGCTGCATATCAAGCTCATAGTCTTTTCTAATTAACTCTTGGTCAACTACAAGTCGATGAGAGTTAAATACTGGTTCTAAAGTATCTATAATTCTTTTTTCTTTTTGTACTGAACTTCTAGTTTCTTCAATAGTACACGGGTGAATACGTGCTAATATTGGTTCTAGTAATCTATTAAACATACCGTCACCAAAGTTACTTTCAATAGTTATATAAGATACATCATTAGCTTTAGCAGCGTTTGCTAAGTCTACTAAAGTTTTTTCTTCATAACCACCTTCAAGTGAACCAATATCAGTTAAATATAAAATACCATTTAACATTTTTACGATAGCATAAGCTGTTCTATCAGCACCTCTACCTGCTGGATCGATTGACATTACTGAACCTTGAAACGGAAAGTAATCATTTGATACATGCATTGGTGCTACGTAGTAATCACCTTTTAAACCAACATTAGGTATTTCTGGATCTAAAGCTTTAATCTGATCTAGACTATTAGCCCACTGTAATTTACCCGGAGCTTCTTTCCAAGATGAAACACCTGACATAATAATTAAATCATTAAGTTTAAGTGGATATTTATTTACATCAGATAAAGTTGTATCTAACATAAATTGTAGTGAAAAACCTGAACGTCCATAAGATGCTTCACGTTCCATTAAGTCTACATCATCAAATCTATCTGGATCTAAAGCTTGACCAGGTTTTAAATTGTCTTTGTTTTCTATAACACTCTTAGCTAACTTTTTGCCATAGTTTATTATAGCTTTATTTTCAGGAAATCTTGCAGGCCAAATCTGAGTTGTAAAACCTCTTTCCTCTAATTGATTATAAATTGATAATTCTGTTTGTGGTGTTCCTAAGAATATAACTCTACCAACTTCAGGTTTAATAATTGAATCAAACTCTTTAACTGTTTCAGATAGTCTATCTCTCATTAATTGTGTTTGAGAGTTGTTAGCTGATTCAACGTCATCAGCAATAATTAAGTCTGCTCTAGAACCTGTAAGTTGACTGGTAATACCCATTGATTTACAACTAGGTGCATGTGATGCTCTAGCAGGACCAACATCAAATGATACTTTACTTGATCGTTGATCGTCTCTTGGTTTTAAGTGTTCTAATATAGGCAGCTCATGAATTAATCTTTGAGTAAATGTTGAAAAATCATCTGCTCTAGTTTTAGACGCAGAGACAACTAAGATGTTTTTCTGAGGATCCATTAACCAATTCCAACAAGCAAAAGCTGAAGTAATCCAAGATTTACCTGCACCTCTAAAAGCTTGAACACAAGAACGCTTTGGACCATATTGTAAAAAGTCCGCCATGTCATATTGTATTTTAGTTGGTGGTGGTAAATGTAAATGTTTCCAAGCTAAATATAAAAAGTTCTTAAAAATTTTTAACTTAGCAGGTACCATTATATTTTCCTATCTTCGTTATCAAAAGGTAAATCACTAACAATATCTATATCGTTATTTGACTGAATACCTGTTCCGTAAGTTTTACAAACATCTAAACAAACTTTCATTTCTGATGCTGATAGGTCTTCACCTGATTTTAATTTTGTATGCGCTTGTGCTATAAGCATATCTACTATTTCATTTGCTTTTTCTTTAGTAGTTAGCTGCTTTTGTTTTTCATCATTCATAAGTTAATCTAAACTAGATATACTAGTTATTTTTTTCTGACCTG